CAGGTCGCATGAGATGGCCTACACCGACCTGTTCAACGAAGCGATCGACGACCTGTCCGCCACGCTCGCCACGATCAGCGGACTACGGGTCGTCACCGACCCCGCCAAAATCAATCCACCCTGCGTCTTTTTGGATGCACCGTCGTGGGAATCGTGGAATGGAAACATCGTAAAGATGACGTTTCAGGCTCGAGTGTTCAGCCTCGGCCCATCCAACCTCGACGCACTCCGCGACATCCTGTCGATCTGTGCGAAGTTGCTGGAGAAGAACGTGGCGGTGATGGACGGCCGCCCGGTATCCATCCAAATCGGCGGCCAAGAATTCCCCGCCTACGACATCACAATCCCCCTACAAGCACAGGCAGGCTGACAATGGCACTCCGCATCATCTCCACCCGTATCGGCGAACTGGGAGCAATCTACGAACCCGTGGAAGGCATCAACGTGGAAGCGTTGATCGCTGGAGGTTTCGTGGAGGAAGTCCACACCGCTGGTAGCAAATCTGCTAAAAATAAGAACACGGCTCCCGACGCTGGCAAACATCCCAAGGAGTAATCATGGCCACGTCGACCTACCTGTCCAACCCTGTCATCACGATCAACGCAGTCGACCTGTCCGACCAGTGCACGTCGGCCACCATCAGCCAAGCGTTTGACCAGTTGGAAAACACCGCGTTCGGTGACACCGCCCGCAAATACACGGCCGGTTTGCAGACCAACAGCATCACCGTCGAGCTGTACTGGTCAACCGCCTCCACCGAAACGTATGCCAGCCTGAAGTCGCTGGTGGGCACGTCGACCAACATCACCATCAAGGGATCGTCCGCCGCCACATCGGCCACGAACCCGCTGGGCACCCTCACCGGCGGGTTCTTGGCTGAACTCCCCGTCGCCTACACGCTCGGAGAACTCGCCACCGTGTCCGTCACCTTCAACGGTGGCACATGGGCATGGTCGGAATCCTGACCTAAACCAAACCCGAAAGGCCCGACATGAAACTGCACCTGAAGGTCGACATTGGTGACGGCCCGTTTGTGGTCACCACCAACCTGCAAACTGTGATTGCGTGGGAACGCAAATACCGTAAGAAAGCCGGTGACCTTGCGTCCGGCATCGGCATGGAAGATCTCGCCTTTATGGCGTGGGAATGTTGCAAACGTGACAAGGTTGTCGTGCCCGTCGAATTTGACTCGTTTATCAGCCGACTGGCAGAACTCGAGGTCGTGTCGGAAGAAGTGGTTGGCCCTTTCTCCCCGGCACCTACCGACGCTCCTTAGCAGAACTGCTAATCAGCACCGGCTGGTGGCCGCCTGATGTACCATTTGACTTTGAGGACGTGGCGACCGTGGCCGCCATCATCAAGGAGTCAAAGCGATGACCGCGAGCATCAGGGTGGAAGGAGTAGCCGAAACGCTTCGCATCCTGCAACGCATCGACCCTGAACTCCGCCGTCAGCTCATCAAAGACCTGAAGCAGGTCACCAAGCCGGTCACCAACGCCATAAAGGGCAACTACACCGACCAACTGCTGTCCGGCACCGAACGCACATGGTCGCCTCGAGGCCGCACCATTTTCCCGTACACCCGCCAAAAAGCCGTCGCCGGCGTGAAGGTCGCCGCCTCATCGTCCAAGCGAAAGCAAACCCTGTTGAGCATCACCCAAAAAGACCCGGCCGCCTCCGTGTTCGACATGGCAGGCAAACGCAACGCAAACCCGCTGGCCACCGCTTTTGACACCCGTTTCCCCACGCCATCCCGCGTCATGTGGCGATCCTACGAACAGGCCGACGAAGGCATGATGGACGAAATCAGCAAGTCCGTCGATCAGGTGATGGCCTCCATAAACAATCTGCAAAGGGCGATCCTGTAATGGCCATCAAAATACCAATCATCACCGAACTACAAGACGAAGGCATCGCCAAAGCCAAACGCGAATTCGACAAATTCAAAAGTGCCGTTGCCGGTGCCGAAGGCACGATGGGCAAATTCAAAGCCGGTGGAAAAGCCGCCATGGATGCCATCGCCAAAAACGCATTGGTGTTTGCCGCATCGGCTACAGCCGCAATTGTCACTTTTGGTGTCAAAGGGGTAATGGCGTTCCAAAACCTTGCTATCGCATCAGGCAAGTTTGCCGACTCAACCGGGCTGGCCGTCGATGAAGCCTCCCGCTGGATCGAAGTAGCCGGAGACATCGGCATTGAAGCCGGAACTGTTGAATCCGCAATCGGCAAAATGAACAAAGTGTTGGGCACTACACCCGACAAATTTAGGGAACTTGGCGTTGAAATCGCGTACACCTCGGGCGGGGCGATGGACGCAAACGGCACGTTTCTCAACGTCATTGACAGGCTAAACGGCATCAAAAACCCGGCAGAACGTGCCCGTGTCGCATCCGAACTGTTGGGCAAGGGCTGGCAATCCATGTCCGAACTCATCGGCCAAGGCTCCGACAAACTGCGAAAAAGTTTGGATCAGGTCAGCGACGCAAAGGTAGTTGACCCTAAAGAACTTGAGCAGGCTCGCCGGTTCCGCCAGCAAATGGACGACCTCAAAGACAGTGTGGGCGACCTGTCCATGGCGGTCGGCACCGACCTGCTACCGGCAGTCATCGCTCTCGCCGACGCTTTTTTGTTTGTCTACAAGAAAGCCAAAGAATTTTTTGATCTGATGCAGTTGGGTACTGACATCACCCAAACAGCCACATTCCAAGCGATGACGGCCGCCGACGACATGGGTAAAGCATGGCGTGACGGTGCCCGGTCAATGATCGACGCATACAACGCATCCAAATACCTAATTACCGGCTTAGACGATGCCAGCGAAGCCACCCACGACCTAAACATCGCGTGGGAACAGTTGATGGGTCAATTCAAAGTTGACGACGCAATCCGCGAAGCCCAACGCCAAGTCCAAAACCTGAAAGACGCGGCCGCCGAAGCGTTCGCCGACCCCACCAAAATTCTGGATTACGACGAAGCGTTGCAAAACGCCTACAAGTCGGTGGCCAACCTAATCGAAATCATTGGCTTGTCGAACTCGGAGCAGAACCGAATCAAACTGCTGGTTGACACTGGCGAGGTGGAATCGGCGATCCGTCTGCTGGACATCATGGCAAATAATCCGGGCACCAGCTTGACGAACGCTATGCGGTTCCGTGGTGCTCGAGCGGCCGGTGGCCCGGTTACGGCTGGCGGCACCTATCTGGTCGGTGAGCGTGGCCCCGAGCTGCTGACGATGGGTGCCCGTGGCGGGTACGTCACCCCGAACAGTGCGATGGGTGCCACGGTGAACGTGACCGTCACGTCCGCCGACCCAAATCAGGTCGTTGCCGCTATCCAACGGTGGGTGCGTGACAACGGTGCAGTACCCATGACCACCACCACCGCGATCCGCCGATAACCGTGGCCATCAACACGTCATGGCAAGTGAAAATCGGGTCGGTGGCCAGCCCCACCGATTTCACGTCCCGTGTCATGTCGATGAACATCAGCCAGTTCGTCGATGTGAACGTGTTGGGGCAGGGCGTATGCCGGATCACCCTACTGAACAAAGACGGGGCTTTGACGCCGGGTGGCGGCGGCACTTACTCGAGCACCGACTGGTTCGCCCAAGGCGTGTTTGTGGCCGCCCTAACCAACACGGGCGGAGCGAACACCACCACCCAAGTGTTTCATGGGGTTGTCACCGATTTTGATTTGGCGGATGACGGCGTGTTTTCCACCGTCACCATTACAGCTGTTGACGGCCTGACCATTGCAGGCCGCACCACAGGTTTTCCATACCCCGTTTCAGGGCCGATCACCTATTCAACGGCAATGGTTCTTACATTAGGAAACACGACCTATCTGAAATTCCCACGGTTGGGTCAGTCAACTTCGGCAGGCGGCTACAGCAACCTCGGCGACGGCGACACCGACATTTCAATCACCACAACCACTTTTGCGTCAGCCGCCGACCTGTTGCAATCCGGCCTTGTGCCATCAGCCAACGACGTGGCATGGCCCACCGTCATCGAAATTGTGTCAGGAAGCGTTACCGGGTACATCGTGTCAGCGTTACCTGTCTACAACTCTCGCAACGTCGCCAACACCGACAACATTGAATTCGCCCCGCAAGGGTCGGTGACCGGCACAAAACTCCCATTTGACAACAACACGTTCCGCCAGTCGTTCAATAACCAGACGCTGATTTCCACCGCAATCATTGACGGG